GTTGTCGTAAGCAAAGATAATCAAGTCCGCAATCATGCGCGTAAACTTGCGTTGTTTTTCACCGAGTGTCATTTTTTTAACTTCCCTGTCAGTAAATCACTGCCCCGTTTTTTCAGCCACAATTCCACTAACTGAAACCCTGCAATGCCTAACGCCGAACCTAACCCTGTAATCGCCAGTGGCGAAATACCGGGGATCCAAATCAGCAATGCCCCTGCCATAACGGAAACTGCAGAGCCTAAAATCATTCGTCCAATAAAGAGGCGTAACGTAATCGGCTCATTACCCGTCATCATTTTGCCCAAGGCAATCAATGCGCCAATAATAATGAGCGAAATGAGTGTCTTATTATGTTCTTCCATGAACACGTTTCCTTTTATTACAGTTTGTCTGTTAATTCAGACTCTAAATATGGAATGCCATTAATGCGCACAAAATCCGGTGAAGTGACGATAAATTTAATTTTATGCGTCATGACTGCACCGCCTTTGGGGTCAACGTCTAAAATATCGGTGACGTTTAATTTACAGCCAAAAGACTCGACCTTGAGTTCTTCTGTCCCTGCTTTTGCATACCACATCAAATCAACCAAAGGGATAGCGCGCCAAGAGCCTGCACTACGGGCTTTCGCTGTAATCACATTTAAATACTTGGTGGATAATTCTAGCTCACCCTCTGCCGACACATCCCCATTCACAAAACCATCTGGCACGCCATTAGTTTGAGCGACACCTGTATTGTCTGTAATGGATAAACTGACTTTTTCAACATGAACTAAATCACCGTCGATATTAAAATCAATCGACTGCCCCGAAATCCGTTTTCCGCTCATTATTCATTCTCCAAGGACGTGTCTAACAGAATGCCAATGGTGATCCCTTTCGGGCATTCATACGTTCGCACTGTGATATACACTTCAACGTTATTTTTGTTTTTCCATGTAATGACCACATCGCCTTCTTTCGGTGGTTTTACTTCACCTGGGAAACTCACCCCATTAATTTGCGTACTGCGCGACATTTCACGTAATACTTTGGCAAAGTAGGCTTGATGAGCTTCAATACTGGACGGGGTACTGTTTAAACTGCGGTCAGCAATTTTGGCAATCGCACGAATACGCACCGTGCGCGCGACTTTATCAACGACACGAAGATTCTCAATAGATTGATAATCACCGCCTTCAACGTCTAATGTGCGACCGTCCGACCAATAAATTCCGTCATAATCGGGGTACCACATCGGCACGCTGAAACGCTGTTTTTCCAACGCTTGCAGTGTCGCCAAATCAAGGCTTTTTCCCGTGCCGTCTAATGGTAGATACGCACTACCTAAATCGGTCAATGCACCTGTTTTGACACGCGCAGGGCTGTCTGCAATTGTCACGGAACGGTTACATAATCGACCAGCTAGAGCACCTGCCTCATTTCCCCAAAGCATTGGTACTAATTGAATTGATGGCTCTGCTTCCCCTTTTGATAAAGCAGACAAGCGTTCGACATAGCCCGACCACGCTTCATCGTCTTGCGTTGCACCGACACCCAAAATGGCAAATAACCAGCGCCCATGTTTAGCCATTAAATCTGAGCGTAAGGATTTAGCTGATTGAATAACGGCTTTTGTTGCATCCCCCACTAATACGTAACCCTCGCAACTGGCAACTGCTTGTGCATCCATCACCGCATCAACAAATGCCAATTCTTCGGCATCTTCTGCTAATACATGCACGTAACCCGACCAGTTTTGACCTGCATTACGCATTGCTGATAACACGTTACTTTTTAACGGGCTATCTAGCGTTCCTAACACATCATCGAAATCGGTTTGCGTATTGACCGCAATAGTTTTACCGACATTGGTTTTTCCTTTACCAATAAACAGCAAAATGCGCTCAATTTCCTTTGTTTCGCCTTGAAGTTGGTTATGTTGATTAACCTGTACTGTTGGCCACATAATGAAATTCCCTTTCTATACACCGTACCCGATGCTTTGTAATTGTCGTTCCAGTGACTTAATAAAATCCTCATCACTGATACCGAGAAATACCCGTGATGGAATATCCACTTCCCACGAACTTTGTGGGGATTTACCGCTTAATTTGCGAATTAATGCACCTGACTGGAAAAAAAGCATATTTTCCGTAATTTCTTTTAAGGCAGGTTTTTTCCAGCGTTTCCCTTTTTTCACTTTATAACCCAGTGCGCGTAATTTTTTAGCCTGTTTGGGCGTCGCTTTTTTATCTTGTGCCCCTTGTGAGATATTGCTGTCTTGCGCACTTTTACGGCTGATTTTTGCTGTCATGCCATTTTGTTGGCTATACCCCACAACACCCGCATCAATAGGTTTACTGCCATTGCGATAATTGCCACCACTAAGATAAATGCGCACCATCTCTTTTTCTGGCATTTCGCGGATATGCATCATTTTCGGCATATTGCGGAGCATCTTTTTTTTATAATTACCGTGCCTGCTCTGCCATGCTTCCCCATCGGGATTACTCTGTTTTCTGATATTGCGCTTTGACGCGACGATTACGCCATATTTTGCAATTCGCCAAAGTAATCGCTGGCGCTTTTTCTGGGGCAATTCCAAGTCTTTTAATTTGGCTTTTAATGCCTTTAGTTGTTCTGCGTTTAATTGCCCTTGAATGCTCATTTCACACCACGGGGGATCACATCAATATTTTCAGCAAATAACACTTCAGGATTGGCGAGTGAGTAACGTTTATCATTAAAAGGCACCATGCCGTTTTCATCTTCTTTTAACACAATGGCATCACTTAATTTAAGGGTAACAATGACCATCGCAATATTATCGTCAATCACATCCACACTCATGGTTGGCTGTTCATCATCAAAATCAGGTTCAGTAAGATCCGTTTCTAACTCTTGACGCCAAGCTTCAATCAATACAGGAATATAACGTGCATCAACCTCACGATACGGCCAACGTCCCCAAGCAATTACCGCTTCATATTCTTGCGTTAACATTTGATATTGTTCATTACCCAAATCATCTTTGCCTAAATCACTATGAGCAGGTTTAAACTCAATATCATCCATTTCACTACTGAACTCTGTTGCAAACACAGGTTCAGGCAAATTTGCACGTAAGAACGCAGTCAGTTTTTGTAGTCGGGTCATATCATGCGCACCGTAATTCTTGGCAACTGTTTCATATTGCGAATAACAAAAGTTGATTCTGCTAATAACCGTGACCGTAATTCGTCGCTTTCTTGCTGTGGGTTGGGCGCTCGATTGACAATCGACAAATATTCACCCAATAAATCCGCTTTTGCCCTGGCATACACCGCTTTTTTATATTGCGCACAAAGGGCATTAACGCCTTTTATTTTTGCGCCTGGGGCATCTTTTGCCTGATTAACGCCCTTTGATAGCCAATAACTTTTCACATCTTTTAATTCACAATTAATTTCTGTGACCGTGGTTAATAATGCATCAGCAATAAAGTCAGCATCAATATTGGCGGGAATAGCGCGACTCTTTTGAAAATCACCTAAGTTTAAATCAGGCCAAAATTCATCATTTGTCAGTTCTTCATTTTTATAGATAATGCCATCGCCATTTAACATGCTGACCTCTAAATAAAAAACGGGCTAACAGGTTTCCACGACCAATAACAATCCAATTGTTTTGTCTCCACCCTGCCCGTTTTGGCTTGCGGTAGTCTTTACTCTTGCTCTAATGCCCGTAATCGTGAAGCGATTCGCAAACGATGCGTTTTAACCCCACTTTTCGGGTTTAATTGATGTGCTCTAGCAAGATAGGCATCGGCTTGATTCAACGTATCAACACAATCAATTGCGCTGGCTCTTGCATCGCCCACATCGCCTTTTAATAACTCTAACGCGTGGAATTTAAACCACTTCGCTTGTATTTTTTCGTGAACTCGCCAAATTTCTGTGACATTCTTAAATGTCCTTGAAAAATAAGGCTCAATGGGGTTTCCTGCCTCCACTTCTAACTGTGCCCATGCAAGGATGGTGTCAGCCACAAAAGCAGGGAAACCACTTTTAAAATTGTCAGGGGTGCGCTGTCCTTGCGCTATGGCGATATCCGCCCAGTCCAGTCCTTTATCGAACTCCCCCACATCAAATAGCCAAATGACGCAATACACAAAAATCGGGTTTTGATACACTTCGCCTTCATCTAAATAGCGTTGTGCCGTCGGTAGATACATGGGCAATAATTCATCACGTTTCATGGCCACTCGTTCATACGTTTGATTGAGTGATCGCAGTCGTTTGACATCCCGCTCAATGGCACGCGCTTGAAGATGCATACTTTCACCGTCAGCAATGGCAACTGCCTGTCGCTGTTCAAGTTTTTGTTGCATTTCAACTTCCATTCGGTGTCGTTGTGCGGGTGATAACATTACTCTTTATCCAGTTTTTCAGCAGGTTCGGTTAATTCACCAATGGTGACCGCATTTTCATCATAAGAAGCATAAAGCTCTGGATATTCCAACGCATAACCTTCATTACGCAGGTATTTGTTTTCATAAGCCTTACGATCTTCTACAAACTCCGCTTTACGCTGACGCGTATTACGTTGAGTGTAAATGTGAAGATTTGACAGCATAGTGACTGTCATACGTTTACCTGGCATAAATGGCGGAATAATGGCATTGCGTCCTGCAATGGTATTACCCAACATTTGTGCGGCAATTTTTTCCGTTGGTCTGTCAGCTGATTGATATAAGCGATATTGCTCTGCTGAAACTAAATCAGCACCGACAAGTACAACTAATCGCGGGTCTGTACGATGTTCAACTGGAATACAGGTATTAATAAGGTCTGACGCCATCGCATCTAAAGAACGGAAATCACCTTTATCGTCCAGTTTGACTGGTGTGGTAATAACTTGCTTACCACCATCCCATTTTTTAGCAATTGCATGCCAACCGATATTAACGTCTTCACCCATTGGGTGAGCGTCAGGGTCTGTGCTATCTGCAACACGTTCCCCATTAAACCCGACACGTAGCATATCTAATGCAAAACATTCATTGATAAACACTTGCATGCGTTGGAAAAATTCATTTTCTGTGCCTGAATTTGCCCAAACTGACAGCAAATGCCACGTAAGTGATGCACCTGAATCGGTTTCAACCAATTGATAGGTATTACCATCCACATTGGTATCACGAGAAAAACGACCGCCTTTTTTACGTCCTGTAAAAAGACCTGGATTACCCACAGAAACGACTTGGCCTTGTAACTGGTCTACGTCCATGCAGGTGATCATGCCAAGGAAGTCAACCGATTCCATCAATGCCGAACGCAGTGCCGTTTCTTTTGGGTCTGTTAGCGAGAAATATTTAGAAGTATCATCAACCCCGTAAGCCTCGGCTAACCCATTAACATAGGCTTTTAGATACTGTCTAGCCCGTTGATTTAATTGCATAGAAATCCCTTTCCTATCCTAGTGAATTAAAGAAAATCAAAACGTTTGTTTTTATTTCCTGTCGGATTAGCGCTAGGTTTTCTTGTTGAAATAGAGTCTAACTTGCTAAAGTTTTTAACAATATTTGGTAAGTTATCGCGCAATTTTGAAAATTCTTCTGTATCAACCACTTCTTTGACGGTTTCAACATCCTCTTGCACTTCATCAACATTTTGTTGTGTTTGGGCAAGTTTCGCTTCAAGTTCTGCGATTTTGTCTTCCGCTTGTGCGAGTGCCTGAGCCAGTGCCTGTAATTTTTCATCATTTTCAGGCGTTGGAGCTGGTTTCGCTTCTGGCTCTTCAATGTTGAAAGTTTTACGCCATGATCCCTTTGTCATACTTTTATTCCCTTTATTTTCTTTCCGACTAAAGTTAAAACGCGTAGTTCCGACACAGGCAGGGTCATCAACAACCGCTAATCCCTCTAAATATGTAATCCCTTGACCTTGGAAATCTAAATTCATTTCCACAGATGGGAATAACCCATAGTCTTGTGCGTTCATTTCCAACAATCGAATGAATGGACGCAATATGGCATAAAGGTGCAGTGTGCCTGTTTCGTCTTCCTCCGCTTTAACTTCGATAACTTCTCCGACAGGTTTCTCGCCAGGCTCTCTGACGTGTTTCCCATTTGGCGGATGTAAATACCAAATCATGGCGGTATAACGCTGATAATCGTAGGTTTCCGCCATTTCAATAATTTCATTGCGGAGAATTTCGCGACCATCAACGGTTTCGCCTTCCGTGGCTATGCAAACCCACGTCGTCCTTAACTGTGACATTGTTTACATAATCCCCCCTTTCCGTGGGTACTTTCGATAATTCCGTTTGAGGTAACAGTATTGCGAAATTCCATCAGGTGGGCGAATGGTTAAATTTGGATATGGCGCATAACCAAATTTGTGGCAACGCCAGATAGGCTGTGACTCGGCATAATGTTTTACATTATGGCGAACTCACGATATTCAGATGAATTAATAGGAGTAGCGAAATCGCTGTACTTGCGACGCTATACTCCTGCAGAAATTGCAACCGAACTTAATTTGCCGAATCGGCGGATCGTTTACTACTGGGCTGAAAAAGGGAATTGGCAGGATTTACTCAGTCATGAATCGGTTTTAGATGCGATTAATCGACGCATTATTTTGCTCAGTGAGCGAAACAATAAAACTGTTTTTGAACAAGAGGAGTTAGACCGTTTAATTAACCATCATATCAAATTGATGGCGCAACAAAATAAACACGCAGAGAAGCTGGCGCAGGCAAAAGTACAGCAATCTGGTTACTCAAATGATAATGAGTCTGACGATGGTGAACCAAGGAAGAAAAAACGCTATCGTAAGAATGATATTTCTGAATTAACAGAAGAACAATTTCAGCAATTTGCTGACAAAATGCTTTTTGGCTATCAAAAACATTTACGCAATAACATTAAAAAATCTATTCGTAATATTTTGAAATCACGCCAAATAGGGGCGACTTGGTATTTTGCTTTTGAAGCGCTGGAAAATGCGGTACTCACAGGTGACCCACAAATCTTTTTATCAGCATCAAAACCGCAAGCCGAGGTTTTCCGCTCATATATTGTCAATATTGCAGAGCAATTTTTCGGGGTCACATTAACAGGCAACCCTATTCGTTTAAGCAATGGTGCTGAACTTCGTTTTCTTTCTACCAATAAAAACACCGCACAAAGCTATTCAGGTCATCTTTATTGTGACGAATATTTTTGGGTACCGAACTTTAAACATTTAAATGAAGTTGCCTCTGCAATGGCAACGCATGATAAATGGCGCACAACCTATTTTTCTACGCCTAGCTCAAAAACCCATCCCGCATATCCGTTTTGGACGGGTGACGAATGGCGTGGAAATGAAAAAGAACGCAAGAACGTTAAATTTCCTAAACTTGAAGAGATGCAGGACGGCGGACGAGATTGTCCTGATGGTCAATGGCGTTATGTCATTACGCTGGAAGATGCGATTAAAGGCGGTTTTAATCTGGCATCAATCGAAAAACTTCGCAATCGTTATAACAAAGATACGTTCAATATGCTGTATATGTGTGTCTTTGTGGATAGTGGCGCATCCGTCTTTAAATATGGGGATTTAGAAAAGTGTTGGGTTGATGTCGCGCTGTGGGAAGACCATAACCCGAAAGCATCCCGCCCTTTTGGTAATCGTGAGGTTTGGGGCGGTTATGACCCTGCCCGTTCTGGCGATACATCCGTTTTTGTTATTTTAGCCCCGCCCACTTCACCAGAGGAGCGTTTCCGTGTTCTAGCCGTTCATTATTGGCATGATATGGCATGGAAGCGTCAGAATCATGACATCAAAGAATTATATAAGCGTTATAACTTTACCCACATAGGGATTGATGATTCAGGGTTGGGTAGTGGTGTGCATGAAATGGTGTCAGATTTTGCACCGAGAGAGACAATGAGGATCACTTACAGTAACAGCATGAAAATTCAATTAGTTCTTAAAATGATTGATTTAGTCGATGAAAAACGTATCGAGTGGGATAAAGAACAAAAAGAAATCACCGCCAGTTTTCTCGGTATTCGCAGAGATACTACCAGTAAAGGTGGCTCAATGACATTTGTCGCTGACCGTAGTATCGAAACAGGTCATGCTGATATTTTCTGGGCAATTGCTCATGCGGCCATTAACGAGCCATTGAATACTGACAAACAAAATAAATCCAAATATTTCATCAAGAAAAAGGTTACTTAAATGGGAAAGAGAAAATCAAGGAAGATTGAGCCAGTTTCTACCAATCGAAAAAAAATGAGCATTATTACATTGGGTAAACCTGAACCTATTTTGACGACACAAACCCAATACCAAAATATCTGGTACGACAATGATTATGACCATTATATCTTACCCATTGAGCGTATTGCCCTAGCACAATTAGTTAATCTCAATGCACAACATGGTGGCGTTCTCTATGCTCGCCAAAATATGATATTGGCTGACTTTATTCATGGCGGATTAACCCATGAAGATTTAAAAGCGTCGATTATGAATTACCTGATTTTTGGTGATACGGCCATTTTAAAAGTGCGGAATTACTGGGGGGAAGTGGTCGAATTATGCGTATTACCCTCTTTATTTATGCGACGCCGTAAAGATGATTGTTTTGTTATTTTACAAGAAGGTGAACCGTTAATTTATCCCCCTGAAGATGTCATTTTTATTAAACAATATGACCCACAACAACAGGTTTATGGTATTCCCGATTATATCGGCGGTATTCATGCTTCTTTACTTAACAGTGAAGCCACCATATTCCGTCGTCGCTATTATCATAACGGTGCCCATACGGGTGGGGTTCTTTATTGTAATGACCCGTCACTAACCGATGAAGTTGAAAAAGAAATTATCCAAAACTTAGAACAAAGCAAAGGCATTGGTAACTTTTCCACCATGTTTGTGCATATTCCCAATGGTGATCCTGAAGGGATTAAATTTATGCCGATTGGGGATATTTCGGCTAATGATGAATTTAATAATGTTAAAAATATCAGTGCTCAAGATATTTTAACCGCGCACCGCTTCCCCGCAGGTTTAGCGGGAATTATTCCTGGCAATGTTGGTGGTTTAGGTGACCCAATCAAAGCCCGTGAAGCCTATCGACAAGATGAAGTTATCCCCGTGCAACGCATGTTTGAGAATGCCGTCAACAGTGATCCTGAAATACCATCACATCTACACATCTACTTTAAGAAAGATAGCCACACATTTGGTGCAGAATGAGACAAAAAAAGGTAAAATTACGTAAGTTCGATTATTTTGGAGTTCGTAATATGAAAGTGATGAAAGTCCTCTGCCCCGCGTGCGGTGAAAAGGCAATCATAAGAACAACAAATCGAAAACATCGCCAATTTGCTGACCTTTATTGTCAATGCACGGACTTAGAATGCGGAATGACTTTCGTTTTAAACGTCACTTTTAGTCACACACTAAGTCCTAGCGCCAAAGACGTGAATAAAATGATTGATAAACTGCTACCAGATAATAAACAAATGGCGCTTGATTTACTCAAAGCGCCCATTGCTTAAATTATTGAGCCACATTTTGTGGCTTATTTTTTTCCAATAAGTCCACTCTGGCATTGTCAGCTAACTCAAATATTAATGATAAAACAATATCTTTTTCCTGTGATGTGAAAGAATCAAAACTGCCTACTTTTGCGATAAGAGCTATTCTTTCAAGTGCTTCCATGCTTTTTATATTATCTGTCATTATCATACCCTTAAAGAACACTGTATGAATAAACAGTATAGTCAATTTGTGTTTTTTGTGAACCCCTAAGTGATAATAATGTGAGATATAATTACTTATTGTGTGAACCTTGATATTTCGTCACGTAATATCGGGTATGGCATGATAATGAATCAATTAAATAGGCTTCGATATCACTTGGTTGTTGAGGTATTGCATAATAAACATCCCCCGCCAAACCGCCAAATAATGGCTTTTTAAAATCGTCATGACTAACAAAATAAAATTTTGCACCATCCAAGACAAATCGCCTAACACTTGTATTTTCAATACCAAGATGATCGCAAAAACAATCTAAAATATGATTAACCTCGCATTCATCTCCAATGAAGAATTTATTTTTCCCTGTTAATAATGCGTTCAAAATTGATTCTAAAGAAAAATACTCCGCATGAGAGAAACTTGCCTTTTCGGACAAAACACTGACTTGCTTAAAATACAGGCGAGCCAATAAATCTAACGTCAGTTTTATTTTTTTCACACTCATAGATTATCTCTCCTCGCTCATACCAATAAATTTGCGATATTTCTCTGCAAGAAAAAAATAGGATGCAATCAAAATATAAAATGGCCATAGCATTGAGTAATCTATCGCTTCACCTAGGCTGTATTTGTCATGATAGCTTTTTTTAGACTTCATAGTTCTGCGTATAAAAAGAACTATTGATATCAATAAATAAAATAAAACCAAGTATTTATACATTCATTCCTCTCAACTTATTTACTTTATTAAAAATACGGTCTTTTCGTTCATTAAATTGACGGTATTTCAGCTGTGTCGTGCCCGTTCTTATCAAAGAACCGTCTTTGAAACTTCTAAACGTCCTATCATCAATGACTATTCCCGACCCATTTCTCATTTTTTGGGCATCATCAAAGGTGATTTCATGCCCGATTGACCTGAAATTATCTAAAATTTCCGTTACCACCTTTTCTTCATCGTTAATCGTTCGGGTTTCCCCCGTACAGTTATTGACAGAACTCCAAGGGGCGCTAATCGCGCCATCAAAAGCCAAACCACTCCCTTTAACTGAGGTAGATTCTTTGGCAACCAGTTCCCACTTAGCGGTGCGAGTAAGATAAAAAGAGTCCTCACACGCAAGCGGTGAGTAAACCCCTTTGATTTTTTTAACGTCTTCGCCGTATTCATTCCCCATTTCCGTAACTTCATAAGAAAGTCTCACGGTTAAATCTTGGCGTTTTACTGTTGCACCACCTTGTAACTCGGTGTAGGCATACCAATCGCCCACATCTGACGCAAAACGCACGTTATCCATATCTTCCGTTGCTAGAATTTGCTCATCACCTGGCAAGCGACGCAACTCACGCCAAACCGACACAGGAGCACCGCCAATTTGCTGAAACTGACGAATGCGGTGTAAGCTCGCCCATGCTGAAACCGCTTTGGCCATGTCTTTGCATTTCTGCCCCGTTTCATCATCTATCTCGTCATCCATGGCGTAACCATCAATATTTTTAGAAATATATTTAGCGATATAACCCGTGGCGGAACCTTTTTCTTTATCAATAGGCTCAACATAAAAACGGGCTTCTTTTGCCTCTTTGGTTTTTAACTCAAAGGCATCTTCTTCACGGGCATATTCCGCAAAGATCTCTCTCAACTTTTCAACGTGGTCTGGATGAACAAATAACAATAAATGCCAGTGAGGAGTTGAATCATGATGGGGTTCTACAACACGGAAACCGAATGGACGGATTCCTTCGCGGGCATATTCAGCGCGAACTTTTGACCAGACTTTACAAAGATATTTCTGAACATCACGAGGGGATGCGCCATTCCATTGCTCAATGAAACCGCCCTTACTGTATGCATTGTGATATTTTGATGGAGCAGTGAGCGTGTAAAACTCACCGACATAACCCATTTCGTTAGCCATATTTTCAAACCCACGCATACGCACCATCAATTCACAACGGCGAACAGCAGGATTAGAAACACTGGCTAATACCATTTCTTCAAGAGAAACACGATCACCATTCTCATTGATTAAATCGAAACTTTTAATGTAATCCCAGTTACGTTTTTTTTGCTCTATCCATTCATGCAAGGCTTTTCTTGAAATATAAGGTGACGCACTTTTTTGCACCTGTCCGACAGCAATAGCAAGATGTTCAGCCCGTAAATCACGCATACGCTTTAAACGCCCATACCACCACTTATCAGACATCATGCGTAATAAACCAGAAAGCAACTGGTTTTCTGTTGGTTTACGTCTACCCCTAATAAATTGTTTCCAATACGGCGGGATGGTACCAATCTGTAAAGTAATCTGACTTATTTTTTTGTAGCCAGATTTAGCACCTTCAGAAGTCTCGCTATAATTTGCACGTTGGCAAAATTCGGTAAATGTAGAAGTGAGATAACGAGCAATACCGTTCGCCAGCTCTTTGATGGTTCCACGGTCTAGGGAATGTAAGTTAGAAAGTTGTTCGACATAATTTTCAGGAAAAAAATCATAACCTGATGTTACACCATTAAATTGATATTGAGATAAAACAAGGTTGTATCTTGGTAATACATTCTTAGCCACTTTACGTAAAAAGGTATTAGCAAGACGTCTACTATTTTTTTTCCCACTTTTAAATATTTTTGAATATCGGGTAGCAAAATAAATCGCCAATGAATCAGGAACATTACCTAAGATGCTATTACGAAATTCAATATCAAACGGATTTGCATCATACATAATGCGTTCAGCCAAGGACGCTTTTGGCGATAACCCTGGCTGAAATTCTTCTTTTTGGCGACGCATTGAGATAAATACGTCGCTGTTATTCTCCACCGCGATAGTCATATCAAACCAGTTCTTGTGCTTGACGTTCTAGCTCTGACGCTTCACTTTCCAACAGTTCAGCAACGTCGGCGTAATCCATTTTATTTTGAATGATAAGGCTAGATAGCTTACGAATACGGGAGGCGTATTTATCTGCGCAGGCTTGCTTTTGTTCATTACGTGCGAACACCAATGCAGAATCTAAAACTAATGCTTGTTCAATTTCAGACACTAAAGCAGGCGTAAAAATAGGGGTTGGTATTGATGTTCTCATAATGAGTTTCCTTTATTTAGGTTGCAAAAAGCCCTGACCGATTAAGGTCATTTATTTTTACTTTGGGTTTAATTAATTATTGCGGTAATGCTAATTGTTTAGGTAATAATGCCGTAACGGCTTTGATATGATTAATGGCTTTAATAATGTCGAAAATTTCTTCTGTTTTAAAATCTTCAAATTTTAAATCATGTCTTTCTTTTGGAATGCCTGCCATATATAAAATAACACCTAAGAATTTTTTATTTTCTTGGTAGCAATCATCAAATCTATCACGCATATCAAAAAAGAAGCGTTTTAATTCTTCATTTTGTAAACCAAAGTGACGAGAACGTAATTTAGCGGTATGGTTTAATCCATCGACACGGTCAGCAATAGGAATATGAAAAACACGTTGTTCGTTTTCAATTTGATTCTGATACATAACAACCTCACTTAAAATGGTATTTCGTCACAATCAATTTCTAAATTTTCGCAGACAATAATAAATTCATGCGCAAAAGATTTTAATTCATCATGAATAAGGTCTACACATAAACCATTATTTTGTGCATTGTTAACTGCATCTATTAATTGCTCGCGTAACATTTGTTTTTTAGTCTGTAATTCTTTTAACCCTTTCGTTATGCAATTTTCTTTTTTGATATCCAATTGAGCGTCAAACCCTATTCTTATTTTTGATGATTCAAAATTATCATTTTCATATTCTGGATTAGGAATAAAATTCAAACGAGCCACCTCAGTACCTTTATGATAAATAAATGCTTGCCCACAAAAAGAGGTATTAGGAATATCTATGTTTTCATGCTCAAGTATTGGGTTATTCACTCTTATTGTAACGCTTCCAAAATTAGTCTCTGACATAAACACCTCTCAATTAACTTAAAGCTGATATTAATAAATAACCTATGAATAAAATAAAACTCACAATATAAATAGAATTATTATTTTCATTTTTAAATGAATCACTGGATAATTTATATTTGTGTTGTTGAAGCTGTAATGAATTTAATTTCATTTTAAAACCTCACATCATTGATGGGCTAAGATTGGTTACCGCATCCACTGCACAGACAAACGCTGGATTAGTATGTAATCTTGCGGATAATGTTATTCCTGCCAACGTTAAACAACGAATTGCTGTATTAACAGAACGTTTAAATTCAGCGACACGCGCATTATTTAAATTACCACCCGATACTGTATTAGTTGCTAACTTTCCAACTTCACCGACTGCCGTTAATAAATAAGCAGGCACATTAGAATCACTCATTTCATTAACTGGCACTGATGGCTGACATTGCATTTGTTCTAACACACCATCAAGAATAGAGGCGTCCTCAGTTGCATCTGTCAATTTCATTAAATCAATGCACGTTAACTGGTGCGGTTGTTCAGGGTTTAACTTGTTACGCAACATTTGGGCGTTCATGCCGATGCTTTCAGCAATTTGTACTAAATCCCCTTTATGGGTATTTGCGAAAGCTAAACATGCATTATCAAAGTGCGCTTGTTTGGAAACCTGATAATCAAACATGGTGTTTATTCTCAAAATGCGAAAGACTGACTACGCTTCTAGTGAAACTTCATACCCACTTAAAGCCATGACAGTCAAAGCAACCATATTGACTTCAACCAAACCTTTTTTTTGATCACCTTTAGGTTTAATGGGTAACTTTCCATACTCAATTAAACGGCGAGCAGTGATCTTAGTTGTACCTGTACGACGACAGTATTCATCTAAAGGTAAGTAAGGCTCAGGTATAGCAATTGTAATTTTAGGTCTCATAAGGCAAACTCCTGAGTGACATTAATGATCAATATCGTCAAATATTGATAAATATTTTCTTTTTGAAAACTAAAGAGAACAATAATGCTCATTTTGCAAATAGTCAAGGGCATTTGTTTTCATTTTGGGAATTAACTCTTATGGGAACGTTTAAATTTCAGCCAGAAGATGACAACACAGCTGTTTTAGATCGCATAATCGAAGCTTATGGGTTTTCGTCAAAAGCAATGTTAGCTATTCATTTTGAGATGGCAGCAAGTAGTTTATCAGGGCGTTATAGAAGACCTGGCTTTCCTGCGGATATGGTTGTGAGATGTTTAGCAGAAACAGGTGTTTCTCTTGAATGGTTAGTTACAGGTAAAGGTTCTAAATTCGAAGGACAATCTTCTGATATCTTAAGATTAGATAATTATAAAATTATTGATGGTGAACTTATTCATGCTGATAGTTTACTGATTGATAAAGTAATTTTCTTTGGTAATACCCCACTACCATCCAATCCAATTAGTGTATTCATCAATAAATGCTATTACGTTATAGATAAAAAATTCGATGATATTTTTGATGGTAATTGGTTTATAAAAATTGATGGCAAATATAGCGTGCGAAAATTGACAAGAATGCCAATGAAAAAAGTTCGCATATCTAATCAAGATACCTCATTTGACTGTGAACTGTCTGACATAGAAATTATTGGTCGTGTTGTTGCAGAAATAAAGGTTAATTAGAAAAGATTACAATTTTACTCATAACTGGTAGCAAATAAAAATGACCGTTAGAAAATTACCATCTGGCGAATGGATTGCTGATTTTTATCCAGAAAATAGAGAAAACGGCAAAAAAGGTAAACGGGTACGTAAAAAATTTGCCACTAAAGGTGAAGCCCTTAACTATGAACGTTATGAGATGGATAAAGTTGAGGGAAAGCCTTGGATAGAAGAGAAAAAAGAAGATAAGCGTCGCATGACCGAGCTAGTTAATGCTTGGTATAGCTCCCATGGTGTGATGTTAAAAGACGGCAAAAATAGACTCGATGTTATGCTATGGGCTTGTGAAAAATTAGGCAACCCACTCGCTACCGAGTTTACAGCCCAATTGTTTTCTAGATATCGAGAACAACGTTTATCTGGAAAATTATTCAGAACAGAAAGGGTAAAAAAAGTTTCACCTCGCACAGTAAATCTTGAGCTATCTTATTTTCGTGCTGTATTTAATGAGTTGGAAAGATTAGGCGAATGGCAAACAGAAAACCCTATTAAACATGTCCGCCCTTTCCGCACTGATGAATCCGAAATGGCATTTCTTTCACAGCAACAAATAGAATCGCTATTAAAGTCATGTCGCCAGAGTATGGCTAAAGATTTGGAATTAATTGTGAAAATTGCACTATCAACAGGTGCAAGATGGTCTGAGGCTGAAAGTTTAACAGGGCGACAAATTACACCTTACAAAATTACGTTTACTAAAACAAAAGGCAAACGCAATAGAACAGTGCCTATAAGTAAAGCTTTGTACGATGAAATCCCTAAAAAGCGTGGTGCTTTATTTACCCCTTGTTATTCAGCATTCAGAATGGCAATGAAAAGAACAGGTATAGAATTACCTCACCGACAATCATCACACGTATTAAGACATACATTTGCATCACATTTTATGATGAACGGTGGCAATATTCTTGTGTTACAAAGAATTCTCGGTCATACGGATATCAAAATGACTATGAGATATTCTCATTTCTCTCCAGAGCATTTAGAAGATGCTGTTAAATTTAATCCTTTGAGTAATATGCATGAATAAAAAATATATAGTTTTGTCTATTTTTATAGTTATTAGTATTATATTTTTTTATTTTATATCAGATATATTTTTAACTATTAAAGATAATGTTTATTTCAACAAATACAACATATCACACTGGTCTAATTTATCTATAATACTAAGCCCAGTATTAACATTCGTGAGTATAGTAACACTTTTAGTAACTGCCATTATAATGCATATGGGAAATAAAGAATCTATAAAACAGTATAAAGAACAAAAGAGGAAACAAGAAGAAAAAGACTTTATAAATGAAATCACACTATTAATAAATACAATCAATAACATTATAAAAAACAACACATTTCCATCATCAGATGGAACAAGATTAAATATAACACAATGTTTATCAAGATTAAGGTTTTTAATTGATAAAAATTTCGAAAAACAAGAAGTAAATAATTCAGATATTATCTTAGAGTATGCTGTAAACTACTATGCTACCAAAGATATGAATATATTTGATGGGTTAAGCCAAATGTTTTTTGTATTGTTAAAATCAATAAATCAAATAGAAAAAAATAATAAAATACATCAAATAGCTAAATCTATGGTTTTAGGATGTTTTGATAATGAATTAAGATTTATGATTGCTTGCTATATGTACTCAAAAAGAACTTATCCTGAAATAGCGAAAGAAGTAGATGATTTTTATCCATTTTATGAAATTCCTGAATTTTGCGAAAAGCTAGTCACACCATCAGAATCTGAAGAAAAGGCAATGGATGCATATAGGAATGGTGAACTTTCATAAATGTATTAAACAAGAAAATGAAAATTGAATACCAGTTATCTTTATATAAAACAAACAATTTTTATTAAAAAATATTTAAAAAGAGGCTGAAATGAATAGCAATCTTACAAATTATTTAGATTATTATACTAATTTGGATAATCCTGGGTATGCTCTCCTTATAACTGGAGGCTGGGGTAGTGGAAAAACATATCAAATAAATAAATATTTCGCAGAAAAGAAAGATGAAATTTGCTATGTGAGTCTATTTGGAATTAACTCGATACAGGATATTTACTCATCTATATATATTAAAATGTTTCCTAAACAAGCTTGGTTAAAAAAAATAGTCGGACAAGTAGGTAGTATTGATGCTGAGTATTCATCAGTAACTTTTGGAGTCGGAGGGTTATTAAGTAGCTTAGGTAGCTCTTTAATAAAAGAAAAAGTAGATAATAAAAAAACAATAATATTAGACGATCTTGAAAGGGCTATCAAGACGGATGTTCTGACTATTGATGATATACTTGGAGCCATCAATAGCTATATTGAACATCAGAAATGCAAAGTTATCGTTATAGCACATGATGAAAAAATACTAACGGAGCTCAGAGGGAAAAGAGAGAAAGTATTTGGTCAAACTATAGTAGTAACCCCCGATTTAGACAACGCAGTAACTGCATTTTTGTATCAAAAAAAAATATACGAATATTTTCCAAAAATAAAAGAATTATTAATAAATTTATACTTGCAATCAAATTACTCATCTCTTAGAATTTTAAAATATATAGTAAATGATTGCGAAAGATTATTTCTAAACATAAATAAAATTAATTTAAACCAACAGCAATTAGAATATTTATTTAAATATTTTATCATTTCAAGCATTGAACTAAAATCAGAAAATTTATCATTTGACGATTATATTAATTACCATAAAATCCAAATAAATAATCATATAAATAATAAAAACACAGAAGAACACATCTTAATTAAAATATTAAATAAATATGAAATTATTAATTTAGAAAATGAATTAATCACTCGACAAACAATTGTAAATATAATTAAAAATGGTATCTTTAATAAAGATGAAATAAATGAATACATAAAAAATTCAAATTATATAAAAGATGCACCTCAATCTCCATCTTGGTATAAACTAAGTTTTTTTGATTATATAAATAAAGAAAATATAGATGAAGCATTAGAAGAATTACATATTGACTTTAATGAAAGAAAATTCAAATCATTAGGTGATATATATCAAATGATTAATTACTTATTATTGGAAGAAAAGATTTCAAATTCAGCACCAAATTATGAGAAGATAATAGAAAAGTGTAAGGAGTATATTAATGACCTATTTTCACAAGGTACTCTTGAAAAATTAAATCCAAATAAATATTCAGATCAAAAAGATAACTCAGGTTATAAAGGTAAATCTTATTGGATTGAGAACGATTATAGAGAAGAATCATATAAACTACGTGACTATCTCTATCAAAAATCACATGAACTATTTAATGATGATGCTCTTGCATACGAGCCTCTTCAAAAAATGAAAACTAATTTAGAATTACTAGTATCTGACTGTACTTATATAGATAATAATTATGGTGAATTTTGTGACACTCCACTATTTCATAATACCCCACCTGAAAATTTTGTTTCTACTTGGCTAACTTTACCTAGTAAACAACAACAAACTGTAGCGTCAATGTTTAAACGACGTTATTCTCATGGAAAATTAAGCTCGACTCTAACGTTAGAAAAAGAGTGGATCAACAATGTACTTTCGGAATTAGAGAAATCTGCAAATTCAATGGAACATTTTCATAGATATAGAGTTGAACGCTTAAAAATGCAAATACCGACATCTTAATAAAAGTGTCTCAAAAGTGTCGCACAAGAAAAGGAATATTGAGCATTATTTATCTTTATTGCACTTTAACCTATTGTTTTTATTTGTAACTTATTGTTTTATATGTCGCGTTCAAACTACTCTTAATCAATTGGTCGGGAGTTCGAGCCTCCCACAACCCACCAATTTTAAGCTGATAAATCAGACATTTACGCCACTTAGCAATAAGTGGCTTTTTTGTATCTGGAAGAAAGTGGCGACAAAATGGCTATTTTTTTAGTTTTACTTTTTGCATTAGAATTACAATGATATCTAATTACAACTTTGCTTATAATTCGCACAGTTGTTTAAAAAACACAGAATAAGAATATAAAATATTCATCTAACCTGTCATTCATTAATAGTCATTAACGCTATCGATTAGATACGAAGTGTGCTCTTAAATAAATTAATACCTATTTTACTTTTATTAAAAGCAATTAATAAATTATCATCTTTCTTTTTTACCGAAATCTCATAATTACCTGTTGGTAAAAAAATAACCTCACCAGAACGATATTCAGGAGCATCTGGCTCTAAATCACCGCCCGTTGTGTCTTCTCCTGCCCCTATAAATAAGCGCCCTGAAGGACAACTTATATTTATCTTCACATCCGCTTCTTCAATGTTGTCGCATAAATTGATTGTGTAGAAACCATCACAACCTAGACCAATAAAGGCAATATTGCCTTTATTCATTTCACCTATCTCATCATCCAATATACTCCACCAATCTGCAGTATCTGATTTTCGATGCTGGATCGCTTGTAAATCAAAAATAGCTAGCGTTGCCGTATCTGTCGTAAAAGAAAACACGTTTGACAT